TTTGGCTCCCCTCTTCTTTATGCGCCTGGCGAACCAAACATTCCTAGTGGATCCGAGAATCCAAAGGAATAACGCTCACGAGACTTGTAACGTACGTTACCAGTATCGAAATCTCCGTCCATGCTGTTTGCTAATGGGGAACGAATAAAGTGCTTCATGCCATTAGGAACATCAGTACAGAGGAAGTAAGCATTGGAATCGGTCAGGTAGTTATTAACTGTATAACCTTCTGGGATCGAACCATTGTTTACGATAGCGTTAATGTCATTGTCTGCTGTACCAACACGAAGCTGAGTCTCTAAGAGACGGGTAGCAACGAACTGGAGTGCAGGTGGAACGACTAACTTCTTAGGTTTAGCAGCGATTAACAAGCCACGCTCGTCTGTCCAAGCAGCGATCTGAATAACTGCGGCTTCCAAGGAAGTCTCATTCAAGTCGGCAGGGGTAGCCTGAGTGTTGCTGTTTACACCACCAGAAACCAGTGGGTGTGAGGTGCTAAATAAAGCCACACCGTCACCACCAGCAAATGTACCAGCAGAGAAACCGTTGTTTAGAACGGAAGCTGCCTTAGTTTGCTTGGTGTATGCCATAGCACGAGCCAATGCTTTGGTATAACGAGCTGATAGGCTGTCATACAAGTTGTCCTCGATTGCCTCTTCCGTTAGGGAGAAGCCAAGGGCAATGGTTTCGTGGTTATAGCGAGCTGTGAAAGCTTCTTGTGCATTGTCATAAGCGATGGCAGAACCTTCGTTTTTGACTGGTGCAGCGGAGAATCCTGACAGTTTTGTTTCTTCTTCAAACGAACGCTCAGAGGTCTCAGTATCGTAGATCTCTTTGTGTTGTTCACCATATGTTGCGTACTCAAGACCAAACAATGCGTTTAGACCTGGGAGCAACTCTTTCAGTAGTTGTGCACGTGAAATAGCCATTTTCTAAGCTCCTTATACGCCAAGTGGGTTGTTGTATTGATGCATAGTCGCATTTATCTTAACGATAAACTCAACAAATGAATCGGTTCCTGTTGCTGTATCTCTTACCACATCAATAATGCGGATGGGTAGAGTATTAGTAGTAGCTTGCGTACCTTCATTAATCGCTACAGCGGAGTTACCAGTAGTGGTAGATCCAGAGTTTTGAATTAGCTCAATATTATTGCCGATGGCAGAAATGCCCATTGGAGCAACAGTTGTGCCTGAAGAACAAGAAACTACTTGAAACAGCGTATCAGGATCATCTGCAACTACTGCAAAAATCTGAGTTCCAGATTTGATTTGCTGATTTGCTGGGTAGAACTGTTGTTGTTGTACTTGACCAGTAGAGGCATTGGTAAAACTAACACCTAAAAATATACCGCAAGGTGTAGCTGTAGCTGTACCAGTGTCTTTCTCAATCGTTCCATCGGAAATACGTTTTACTAAATCGCCATAGAAAATGTTTGTGTTGTAACCACTTGCAATTTGCATTTGACGAGTTGCTCCCGCAAAGACCTGACCGCCAATTAGATTGACTGGTTTTAGTCCGTAGGGGGCTGATACGGTTGGGTAAGCCATATTAAACTCCTAAATTAAAATTAACCTTTACCAAAGGTCGTCGTGGACTTGCTCTCTTTAAAGAGCGGCATCCTTGGGTCACTTTGGCGCATGAGGCTACTGTCTACAGCTTCCATCTGATTTTCTGCTTGCTTTTGGTAATGTGAATTACGTTGAGAAACAAACTCTTCTGGAGTCTTGCAAAGCAATAACCCGCCAATCTCAATATTGTCCTTAAAGCGACTATTGGGATCAACTAGCAGTTGAAACTTGGGTTGTTCTTCAATTCCTACAGGTTCCCAGCCTTCTCTTAGTTTCCCAGAGAGATTGCGGGGATCCGCTTGATTCAGCGTTGAAGTACGAATCCATCTATACGCATACCCAGCCTGTTTATCAGGCTCAGGGAGCAATTCTGCTGGCGCCCACTGCGTAGGACGTTCGCTTGTTGCACGGGTATCTAATTCGCGAGCAAGTTTGTTTGTTGCCATTTTAAGCCTCCAGTTTTTGCATTTCCCGAGCATACTGCTCAGGGGTTAAGCCAAGTTTTTTAGCTAATGCCACTTGACTTGCTTTTAGCACAATTCTTTTTGACGCCGTGCTACGCGTTGCTGGTGCTACTACTGGTGCCGATCTGGCTTCAGTGCGCTGATTGGGCTTGTCGCCCCCAACCTGCGTTTCTACTTCTAATTCGTCCGAAAAATTCTCGGGAAACCTTTTGCGCATAGTGTTATCTATACGTTTGAAATACTCTTCGCTACCAATATAACCTTTACCAAATTCTTTTTCAAGCTTTGCATGCGTACCCAAAGCCAAGGCAGTCATCTCTTCATCAGGCCCGTACCAAGTATTTCTTTCAAGCCACTTGGAAGTTAGCGGGTCAATCTTCGGACTTTCTTGAGTCTGAGTCGTTTGTTGTGGTATTTGTACATCATCTTCTTCAGTTTGTAAAGAGGGCTTAAAGTTTTTAGCCCTATCTTGTTTTAAGCTAGCTTCAGTAAGTTTTTGTTGAGCCTCAACAATGCGATCTGAATCTCCCGAGTCATAGGCGTCACGGTAGACTCGTTTTGCCATTTCTACTTCTGTATCAGCGGCATTTTGTACAGTTTCAATATAAGTCTTTTCGCCAGCACTATATTGTTTCTTAAGTCTTTGATTCTCTTGAGAAATTTGTTGTGCAAATCGAACTGCTTCCTCTTTTTCTCTTTCCGCTGCTTCTTTAACTCGACGTTCGTCGTGCCAAGCTTTTTTCATCTGCTCAAGACGCATTTTTACCTTATTGGAATACTCCATAAGGTTGTCATCATCAAGTTCTTTTTTTACTTCATCAGGCAAAGGCTTAGCTTGCCGATCTTCTGTTGGAGTATCGTCTTCTACCTCGATCTCAAATGTTTCTTCTGTATCTACGGGTTTACCCTTAGTTTCTTCTGCTTCGTGAGGGAATTTATAGTCATCTTTTTGAATTTCAGCCATGGTTTATCTCCTAAATAAATTTACGTTTAATTCCACGAGGATCTTGAACTACAGCTTCCACCGAGTCGTCGTTAATAATGCGGAATTCCCTGTCATGGATTACCAGACGGGTACCAGCATTTGGACGCACCAAAATAAAATCGCCTTTTTTACACCAAGGACCGTTAGGAAACCTAGTTTTATCTTGATAGCAATCTGGACCTATATCAACTACAAATAAAACCGTAGTTAATAACTCATCGTGCCTGCGGGTTTCATCGGACTTAATAATCCCGCTATCGAAAGCCTCTTCTGTTTCTGGAATTGCGCAAAGTATTCTATACCCTTGGGGTACAGGGAGTTGTTTGGCTCTTTCTTCTGCTTCTTTATGCAATATTGCACTTAAATCTACTGCTTTTTCTAAATCAATGACGTTAGTCATTAGCGTTCTCCAGATTTTTTGCGAGGTCTAATAAATATGACTCAGCAGTAAGAAGGCCTCGTATCTCACCACAAAGTGCGCGGTACTCTGCGTAATCCTTAGCTGCGCCACTGGAAACGGCATCAGCTATTTGGTTGCGCTTATCTTTGTACTGTTTAAGCAGTACTTCAAGCGTTTTGTCCATCAATCACCTTTCTTTTGCGTCCCTTTCGGTACGTTTAATTGCGCCTTTTTATGGGCGATGTCTGTGCCAATTTTTAAGCCTTCCAACTCCATCTTAGCTTCAAGGTCGGCTTTATCTTTGGCAATTTTTGCTCCAACTTGCATACCAGCAATTTCTTTCTGAGCTTCAATTCGAGATTCTTCAATACGAATTTGGTCAGCTTTAGTTGCTGCATCAACTTGAAGTTTTTGTTGCTTGAGTTGCAGGTCTGCTTGCTTCAGCTGTAATTCCATCTGTTGCATTTGGACCAGTGGGTCTTGTTGCGCCTGAGCGTTTTGTTGAGCTTGAACCTCTTGTTGGTTCTGCTGCAACATTTGTTGCGCTGCTTGAGCAGCGAGTTGCGAGATTCTGACTTCCAATTCTTCTGGAATGCCTTCATCTTCGTATTGTTTGCTATCAGGTGGAAGTTCCATGCCCATACGCATTTCCATCTGTTTACGATACTCATAAGCAATATGCTCAGAAATATGAGCAGTCATTGCCGCACCAATCGCTTGTGCCGTTGGGCTTTGTTGAACAAGTTGCATAATCTTAGGATCTTGCATAGCTGACATATGCACAGCAATATGGGCCTGATGATCTTGATAAAGGAAAGCCTTGACGGGCTTCATATTAAGCAAGTTCATATTCTCAGTAACAGGATCAACTGGTTTTTTGTCGTCCTGAGTTGGTACAAGTTTTGAATAATTTTTGATACCCAACACGTCTAACATCTGCCGATGTAGTAACGGTAAATCATAGAGCTGCGGTGCCGTTTGAGCGAGTTGTAGAGCTGCTTGATACTGCACTACTTTTTGCGACATAGTAGCCGCGTTGGGGTCTGATACAGGTATGACGTTTACTTGGTCATAGTCTGATTTCTTTGCTCTACGACTACCTTCAATTGGCTCGTAGGTATATTCCTCAGGAGTGTAGTCCGCAATAATCTTCTTTAAAAGACGGAACTCTTGTTTCATTGCATAGTGGATACGAGCTTGTACCGCACTCATTACTTTTAATGTTCTTTCTAATATTGCAAGCGTGGTTCCCACTGGCGAATTAGAAGACATGTCGCTAATCTTCATATCCGCAGCTGCTGCAAAGCGGCGACCTTCATCAATGATTTGATTCATCAACTGATACAAAGTCTGACTTGGTTCCTTATATGGAAGAGGCAGGATGTTATCCCGCATAGTTCCACTAGGTACGTCTACGTCACGGAATTCACCTGGGCTGATCGGGGTGTCGTCACCTTTAATCCGTAAGCCCCGCGTTTTGAACCCCCCTGGAAGATTAGAAAGAGTGCCAGCATCAACAAGCTGACGAAGAATGCTAGTACCAGACTTAGCAAAAGCCCCAATGAGGTGAATAAGACCAAAACAATAAAAACCAAAACCTGGGATATAACCGTAATGCACGAAATGGTTGCGTTTTGCATGTGTTTTATCATCTGGTTCCCAGTTCCGTCTAATTGCAAGAACATTACTTGTTCCTTTTTCAATAGTTACTACATAAGGAAGGGCGATACCTGTTGGTTTACCATCATCATCTTTATGCTCGTGACCAGCAAGGTCTAAATTAACGTGCATCTCAAGAAGTTTGAAGCGATCATCCGACGTAGCTCTAAAGCCCATCTTTTCTGCAATCTTCTTCTCTACTTCATCAAGCGAATTAACTGGGTCACCTAAGTCAACGTCGCAATAAAAGCCAGCTACTTGCAATCGAATTAACTCGTTCTTGGTCTTACGCATCACGTGTGTGACACGCTCAGAAGTTTCTATATTGCTAGCGCCGTAAGGGACCACGATGTCTTCTGCGGGTACAAATATAGATGCTTGACGCTCTAAATTTGGATCGTAATAGACTTTTTTAAACGCATTACCTGAAAGACCCAAGCCCCAAAGCATGCGCTCATGCTCAGGTCTGTACTCTTTCATTACATCTGTAAGTTGGTAGTTCATGTCTTCTTTGACACGTTCTGCTGCATCTTTCTTCTCTGTCGTTTCACGACCAATGATTTCAATCTTGACTGGACCTGCGGCTGGAAACGTTTCCATCATGGTCTCTGACTGAAACTTAACTAGTGCTTCAGAGAGAAGCGGATGGTACACACCGCAAGCGCCTTCCCATGGTTCAGTACGTTCTTCAATCTTCATGCCGAGTAGTTCTAAACCATCAACATAAGTCTGCAT